CCCAACGTGGTTTCATGGTAGGCTTAACATAATTGGCATCAACTATCACACCAAAAGTGTCATAAAACAAGTCTGGCAACTCTGGTGCCAGAATAGTACGCTCGAGTTTTGAACCCATGTTCAAACTTGGTGAAGAAACTTTACCTAGATAACGGATGCTGCCCATATCTTCATGCCGTACTACAGATTTACTATGTGGTTCTCCCCCATAAAGGGCGATACTCTCAGATACCATATTAAAAGACCCTCTCAGAGTGCGCATAGCACTTTTCAACTGAGTTTGGGATAACATTATACCCGCAGCGGCGGCTGACTTAGGGTTACCAGCAGAGTGGATTGCAAGAATACAAGAGTTTCCTACATTCCCTAGAAGCGGTAAACCACAATCACCCTTCTGGTGACCTGGGAAATTATAGAGGTAAACATTGTCATAGTCAATACGACCTTTTGGGTCATCAAAGGATGCATGGGGAATAAATCGCGCCATGGTAACAACATTACCTATCAAACACTTGACATTCTCATGACCTACAAGATTCTGTGGGAAATACTTCAATATATCCGTAAAACAAAAATTTACTTTAACCATGAGTATATCATTAGTGATCTTACAATAATTGTTATCACCTATTGTCACCTGATAATTACAATTTGAGATATCAGCTACAGCCGTAACCCCAATATGCAAAGTAGCCCCTTCTATTCCGTTATGGAATGAATGTGCATGCATGATCATAAAGTTCTCACAAACTCCCAGACAATACTGGCGGTACGTCATCTTACCTGGGTACTTGATATAGACATTGCGCAAATTTTTGTGAACGATCTTCTGCAATACATCCGGACTCTCCGTACAATATTCAGGTGCTGGTAACTCACGAACGCCCCAGAAAGTTGACCTCTTCACTGGAAAGAAGTCTACTGTGTCTTTATAGACATAAGGGTCTGCAACGTCCGCAATGTCATCTTCAAGTGCGTCGTCACTGTCTGGTTCACATGAGATATTATAGCCATTAGAGAATGAGTGTTCCATTGAACCACTGTCACTATTACTTTCCGAACGTTGTGCGGCACTCATTGCCACACCTTCACTCGATAAGGAATCACGCTCCTTATTTCCATCTTCTTCTTCGACAAATCTAGAGAGGTACAAAAGAGTACCTAATACTCCTATTGCAGCAGATAAAGCAATTACTTTGGAACTAAAGAAAGTGTTCTTCGTGATCTTACCTATCCATACATCAGAAAAGATTCTCCAACGGTGAACAGTATTCTCCCATAAATGCATAATTGACAAATGTATAGCAAGGGTTAACCTGCCCTCTATATCACTTTTCTTGACACAGAGTACACTTAGACAAACAAATGCCATAAGGTAAAACAATGCCCAATATGAGTGTAACGTCAATACAACACTAAATGAAAGCAATGATGCCACCGCAAGTGGAAAATATTCAGAATCAGTACGTTTAAGAACGACCATGTCAAAAATTCCTAGACAGAGAGAAACAGCAGTGTACGCGCACGTTACTATAGTCCACTGTAAGTTGATATACAGCCATGAAAGGAACCAACGCGCTTTAGCTACGCGCACACTATCATTAATGAATTGTGCACACTCTACTTCATACTCAATGATTGGGTAATTTTCATCATCATCATACTTATCATCCGAGAAATCACCAAGATCAGAATCCAAATCTGAGACATCAGTAAAATCGTCATGAGAAAAAATAATATTTTCCCGCCCAGCCATGATACGTTCCTC